GTATTGTTCATACCATCTTGTGAGACAGTAAGTTCCATATTGTTGCCATCAACAACAAATGCTGGAGTGACTTGGTTGTTTGGATCTCCAAATACATTTCCAGAACCGGCTTGTGTAATAGACACGGTTGATAAATCTGCATTTGTTTGGTCTATGTAAACAGAGTTGCTTCCACTATCTACAGCACCAACTAAACCCATAATGAAAGTTAAGGCCATAGCGGTAACTATTTTGCCAAACTTTAAGGTTTTCATTTTGTTTCCTTTAAATTGTCTTTTTTAATATACATCTTTAATCCATCTTTTAATGTTACTTCAACAACATCATTGTATTCTGTTGGTAAAACATTCACTTCTGTATCCTTAACGTAATATTTGAATGAACCGTATAGAGGTCCTTTTAAATCAGATTTCTTATAATATAGTTTTGTGTATTCTTTTAAATAGTAGGTTGTTGGCTTCGTTGTAACAATCTCTGTTGTCTTTTCTTCAATAACATCTTTAATCGGAAGTGCCGTGCTAATAGGTTTTTCATCTATCTCCTTTTTAACTATTGGTTCTTCTTGTTTACTTGTTTTGAATTTCCACAAGCCTTTCTTTTCTCCATCAAATATTAATTCTTCTACTGCCTTTTCTGTTGCTGATTTTAAAACAAAAATACCTACCTCTGTTGAGGACATACCAATCTCATTTTCAAATGCCTTAGTACCAGCATCAAAAAACTTAAATGTTGCCATACCTATTTGATAACTCAATAATGTTTTTCTTACATTGGTTGTTAATAATATCTCACCTGTTTGGGTGCTTACAACTCTCATTGATATCGTTACAACATCTTCATTATATGATGTTGATGGACCAATTCCTAACCATCTCCAACCAAGTCCACCTGTTCTTACATTACTATCATATGATACAATAGATGCTTCAAGTAACATACCAGCAAAAAGGATTGGTCTTAAATTAGATGGGTCTTTTGCCTCATCTCTTGCCGACCTAATCAGTTGCCGTTCTTTCAATAGATTATCAAGCCCAACTCTTTCTACCACTCTAAACCATTGACCATCACCAATATCTTGTAACGCTTTAATCAATATACCTTCACCACCTTGTGTAACTGCTGTAGAAAAACTAGCCACACCTGTTTGTTGTTTCTTTTGACCAGTCGCATCCCTAAAAGAATATACTGCTACAACAATCTTACCATCTTGTGGTGGTGGAACTTCTCTGACAACCTTTTTAGTTTCTTGTGGTTGTTGTAATACTTCAGCATCATTGGTCTCAAATTTCATTGGTAGTAGAGGACCTGTGGCCGCACAACCAAATAAACTGAAACACATCAAAACAATTAATTTCTTCATTAGAATTTTAATGTCCCAATGGGTATAATAACTTGTGTTAAACTACCATCCGTAGCAGTTACAGTTAAAGATATCTGGTCTGCTGTTTTAGTATACTGTATTGTGTTACCTTCAATTGCAACTGTTCCACTTGTCTGTGGGTTTTCACCAAAAAGATTATTAACAAGTTGAGTAGATAGTTGTGCATACACACGACTTTCAAAATTGTTTAAAAACTTTTGGAGATTTGTATTGTTGGCAGCTGAAGCTGCATCTTTGGCTGCTTGTAGTCTGGCAGACTCTAGAGCTTGTTTACGGGTAGTCTCAGTATTTTCAATTGTTTGAATGTGTGATGAGTACCCTATGCCACTAAAGGAAGGTGATTTGAACTGAAAGATTTGTTCTCCACATACTAAACTACTTTTTAGTATTAGGAGTATCGTTATTAGTTTTTTCATCTTTAACATCTCGCATCATCAACACAATGTTGATTTTTTGGTTTAATCTAATTAAATCATTATCCAACATTCGAACACGGTCTATCAAAGCAATTAAAACGGAACTAGCTTCCGAAAGCACAGGCTTAATTTCTTGTGTAGCCCATTGCCATACATAAAATATAAGATAACCCATACCGCCAGCTGCCACGATTGGGAATCCATACTTGTTAATCATTTCTACTAAATCTGCCATATTTTGTCCTTAAAATTTCAATTTAAGACCAATACTTAAATTATTGTTAATCATTGCTAATTCTGTTGCTGATAACGACATTAAAATTATTTTCCTATAATCACTAAAATAATCTGCAGCTAACCATACGGCAGGAATAACAAGAAGAAAATACAAATCAACTTTATCAGTATGAGGTTGTTTACCTAATATAAGATTCTTTTCATAATAACCCTCATGCCAATGTCTTGAACCATACCTAGTGGTAGTCCAATCTCCCAACAACATTGTACCGGCTACCGTACCCCAAATCTTTTCTTCATCCGTCCATTCACGGGCTTCTGCTGTTTTTATTCCAAACATTAATAAAAAAACGAAAATGTATGGAATTACTTTGTTAATCTTTCCGTGCATCATTTTTGCCATCAGCCCGAGCAATTCGGTCAATATCAGGTTTTACACCCATAGCGCTTGACATTAGTGTATCAATTCTGATAACATCATGGTTCATTGTTTTAACACGATTGTCTAAGGCAGTAATAATACCACTTAGAGATTTGACAGAGCCGGTAACACCAGCTAGAATAAATTTTAGGGTTAGGAATACAAAATACCCAGCAGCAATAGAGGATGCTATGGGAAACCCTACTTCAGCGACTAATTTGAAAAAATCCATATTTTTATATTGACAATTATTGGTTATTCTGATATAATCAATAAATCATCGATATAAGTATTCAATACATGGTTATTTATACCGGTTATTTTTAAAAGGAAAACATATGGAAATCAAGATATTAAAGCTTATTACAGGCGAAGAGGTACTAGGAGAAGTTGAAATTGAATCAGAGACAGAGGTGGTATTGGTAAATCCAGTAGGAGTGGCTATTGTTCGTGGTAAAGATGGTCAACCCAATGTTGGTTTTGCACCATTCCCAATGCACGCCGACCAAAAAACAGGCGAATCTATTGCCTTTGCTAAGAGAAATGTGATATACTCCTATGTTCCAGCGAAAGAATTTGTAGATAATTACAATCAAATCTTTGGTTCTGGCATTGTACTTCCTAATAAACAACTAATTGTGGGTTAAATTTGAATTTTTATACAAGCGTTCAAAGTTTTAGTAATTACATCCTCTATCGAGGCATTAAAAATGGTAAGAGAGTGAAGGAAAGAATCGAGTATTCTCCTTCACTTTTTATGCCTTCCAAACGTATAACTAACTTTACAAATCTCCAAGGTGAGTATCTTGACCAAAAGATATTCCCTGATATGCGTGCGGCCAGAGAATACATCAAACAATTTGATGGTGTCTCCAATGCACATAAGATTTATGGTCAAACTAGGTATGAGTATGCCTTTATTGCCGATGAACACAAAGGTATGGTTGACTATGACTTTGATAAGATATCAGTTGCCGTAGTCGATATTGAGGTTGGTTCTGAGAATGGGTTTCCTGATCCATATGAAGCCAACGAACCAATCACAGCCATTACTATGAGTTATTTGAATGGTGATACATTTGTGTTTGGTTGTGGAATCTATGAAGTTCAAGGTAAAGAAATCTATGTGAAGTGTAAAGATGAACATACCTTATGTAAGAAGTTCTTGGAACTATGGGTTAAGAAGTGTCCTGATATCATTACAGGCTGGAACTCAAAGTTCTTTGATATACCATATATCATCAATCGTTTTCGTAAGATACTTGGTGAGCCTGAATCTAAGAAGTTATCACCATGGAATTTTATTGGTGAACGCAAGACAGTAATTAATGGTCGCCAACAAATTGCATATGAAATACTAGGTGTTGCAGCACTTGACTATATAGAGTTATACAAATGGTATGCCCCTGGCGGTAAGTCACAAGAGTCATATCGTTTGGATGCAATCTCACAGGTTGAGTTGGGTGAAGGTAAGATATCTTATGATGAGTATGATAACCTACACGCATTGTATCGGCTGAATTACCAAAAGTTTATTGAGTATAACATTCGTGACGTTGAGCTTATCATAAGATTTGAAGATAAGTTAAAACTACTTGAACTGGCAGTAACTTTGGCATACGACACCAAATCAAACTTTGAAGATGTTTTTGCACAGACCCGTATGTGGGATGCGATGACTTATTCCTATCTGTTAGAGAAGAATATCATTGTACCACCTAGAGTTGTCAAAGAAAAAGATTCAGCCTTTGAAGGTGCCTATGTTAAAGAGGTACAAGTTGGATTACATGATTGGGTTGCTTCATTTGACTTGAACAGTTTGTATCCACACTTGATGATGCAGTACAATATCTCTCCTGAAACATTGATTGAACCTCAGGACTATACAGATGAAATGCGTGAGATACTTTCTCAAGGTGTTTCTGTGGATGCTTTATTAAAGAAATCAGTTGATACTTCTGGTTTGGTGAACGCAACATTAACACCAAACGGACAATTCTTTCGAACAGACATTCAAGGCTTCTTGCCAAGAATGATGGAAGAAATGTATACAGATAGAAGTAAATTTAAAAAATTAATGTTGCAAGCAAAGCAAGAATATGAGAATGAAAAAGATGACTCTAAGAAGTATGAGATTGAGAAACGGATTGCCAAGTTTAATAATATCCAACTAGCAAAGAAAGTTTCACTAAACTCCGCTTACGGTGCTTTAGGTTCTCAATACTTTAGATTCTACGATTTAAGAATGGCTCTTGCTGTCACCTTAGCCGGTCAATATTCAATTCGTTGGATTGAGGCCAAATTAAATCAATACATGAATAAGTTATTGGAAACTAAAGATGTTGATTACGTTATTGCGAGTGATACTGATTCGATTTATCTACGTCTTGGAGGACTTGTCGATAAAGTTTACAACAATCGAGTGGATGATATCAACGCTATTATCCGATTCATGGATAAAGTCTGTAATGATAAACTTCAACCGTATATTGATAGGTGTTATCAGGAGATTGCATCCAAACGATATGACTCTTGTGACTTA